ATGGACTACGAAGAGTATTTACACATGCTTGACTTTAAAGAAGAGTGTGAAATGTACTACTGGTATGGTCAAAAGTCTTATGACTCAAATGGTGTGACTTACATGAAAGATGAGAATGGTCAACCAGTTGTTATAGGACCAGGTCTATTAGAGCAAATAGTAAACAAAGATACTTACTCTACTTTGACTGAAACAAAACTTAAGAACATCATTGGTGATTTATTTTATCAAATGACTGATGCTGCTCAAAAACAAGTAACTCTTTATACTGGTACTGGAGGTGCTAGAGAATTTGATGAGGCTTTAAAATCTCACTTTTCAGCTGCAGGTAATGCATTTAAAGTTGGAGGTGAAAACAGATTCATCACAGGTTCTGGTAGATCTTTAGGTTTAACTGGTTACTTCACTACGTACGAGCACGTAGACGGACACGTGGTAAATGTGGTAAAATTACCAATTTTTGACCATGGTGCGGTTGCTCAAGCTCGTGCAAAACACCCTGTTACTGGATACTCTTTAGAGTCATACAGAATGGTATTTGTTGATCAATCAAATTATGATGGACAAAATAACCTACAAATGATTTCTAAGAAAGGTCGTGAGGCAATGAGATGGTGTGTAGCTGGATCTGTAGTCCCTAGAGGATTCTCAGGATCTGATGCTAGAGCATCTGATGTTGACGGGGCGTCTGTACACATGTTGAAAACTGCAGGTATCGCACTTAGACGTTTTGATACTTCTTTAGACATCGAGTGTACAGCATCTTAATTTGGCATTAATTTGCGTCTATATATTGGTTTTTGATTAAGGTTGTGGGGGAGCAATCCCCCGCTTCTTTAATTACAAATATATATCCGGGGAGTTATTCTTTACACCCACTAACTAAAACTTTAAAAGAACTGAATTATGGAAAAAAAAGTGTATTTAAGGAGAAAGGACATAGATGGTCACTTACCTAAAGCAGTAAGAGCAGAAGCTACAATGAAATTAAGTAGTGTGTTTGTAAATAGACAACCACTTAAACCATTTAGCATATCTGAAGAAAAAAAGTATATGCAAGGAATTTTAGATGTTAATCCTGATCATGTTGATTGGCCTAAACATTCTAAAAAATTCTGGGCAGAACTTACAATACCTGTAGGGTTTACAGGAGTAGAATTAGAAATCGGTAAAAATGAAAATGGAGAACCATTAAACATTATGGATTTTATAAAATATAATTTTGCACTTAAACACCCACATGTATCTTTAACTAAACAAGAAATGGATAAAGATTACAATAAAAGGTTTTATATCCAAGATCTTACAAGAGATGATAAAGTTAAAAATAACATTATTAAACTTAAGAAAGATGCGGATAAAGAATTTATTAAAGTTTCTTCTAATCCATCAAACATGAAGAGAATATTAAGATTAATGTCTACTAGTAATCCTGACAGGATGAGTGTAGAACAAATTGAAAATGCTCTTTATGAGATTAAGAATAAAGAACCTAAAAAGTTTCTTAAAATTGCAACTGATAAAAACTTAGAACTAAAATCTGAAATTGAAGAAATGGTTTCAGCTGGTGTTTTAAGAAAAATTGGTAATCAAATAATTTTTATAGATGAGGTTCTTGGAGACACTACAGAAGACACTGTTGTTTATTTAAAAGACAAAAAGAATTCTGGGAAGTTAACAATATTAAGAGCAAAACTTAAAGAATTAGCGTTAGCATAATATGAATGTAACAGAAATGCATTTAGCAATACAGCAAGGAGTGGATAAAATAAATTCACTCCAAGCTGATTTGCTTTTACCAGAAGAAATAGATATAGAGTTAAATAAATCTATGATGAGATTTATTAATACTAAATATGGTAAAAATAATAAATACGGAAAAGGATTTGAACAAAGTCAAAAAAGAATTGATGATTTAAGAACACTAGTAAGAGAATACTCTGCTCCTGTTACATTTAAAGAGCAATTTAGTGAAGATTTTTGGGTTGATCAGTTTCAATTTCCTCCAGACTATATGTATTTAGTAAATCAGAGATCTGAAGTACTTATAGATAACTGTAAAAAAATATCATTTAACTACGACAATTTTACTCCAACTGCATATTTTTTATTACCTTTAAATGACGTTTGGCATCCTAATCTACCTATAACGGATCCGGCAACTAATACTGTAACTGGATATGCTCCTGGATTTTTTGATTATATATCAGCAACTGCAGATTTTAATGATACTTCACTAGGAGAGTTACAAATTACACTTAATACATCAAACGTTGTTGGTTTACCAAATGGTTGGCAGTACCCTCAAGATCTTGAAGCATTTAGACAATTTTTTATAGACCCAGCTAACTGGATGCCTTACACACAGGTGTATTGGGAATCTTATGGGTCATTGCTTTTTCCTGGTCAATTTATAATTATACCTGATATTACTAATATAACTTGGTTAAACTGGGATCCTACTGTAACAAATCCAGTTTCTGGAACTAATGAGGTGTCTCAACTTAATGTAAATTTTAGAGCAGATCCTAGCGATCCAACAAGTACAGGTGTGCCAGGAAGTTCTGTTAATAATGTAAAATATTTAAATTATGATGAACAAAGTTTAGAAACTAAAAGAATACTTGATGGTGGTCAAAGAGTGGTTTCGTCTAATAGATTTGTACAACAAGATGATATTTTTAAACTATTAAACGACCCTTTTAACACTACAAAACACACATCTCCTATAACAACTATACGAAGAGATTATATAGATATATACACGAGTGATATATTTATAATAGATAGGGTGAAAATAACCTATATAAGAAAACCCAAACAAATTTCACTATCTTTGGGGATTGATTGCGAGCTGCCTACGCATTCTCATCAAGAGATTGTAGATATGACAGTTAGCAGTATTTTAGAGGGAATTAGTGACCCTCGATACAAAACTCACGAAGCTGAAGTGGGTAAAAATGAATAATTATTAATTTAAAAATTAGAAAAAATGGCAAGACATTTGTATATTGGAAATAATATAGCAGTTAGTTACTCCGCTGGGGTATTAGCAAATAAAGCTATAGATGTCCAAAAACTAAGCGCTTCAGGACCTACAAGTATGGTAGCTGGAGACACAATCGCAGACTCTGAAAGATTTAGAATTGTACAGGGTAACGGAACAACTAATATTGTAAGTCCTTGGATTTATGGTAGAGATGTTATTGACTGGAGTGGTAAAGGTTATTCTGCACAAGTTGCGCAGGTTAAAAGAGCTGCATTTGCAACTAATGCAACAGTAGCTGGAGAGCACACTCTTAAAGTTATGAATAAAACTAACGGTAATGAGCCTTTTGAGCAAAAGTCATACACAATTAGTGTAGCTGCGGGTGCAACTCCAACTACTCAGTGTACAGCTTTTACTACAGCTATTAACAATGATTTACCTCACTGGATTAATGGTAACATTACTAACAATGGTACTTCTCTTGATTTTACTGGATTTAAAAAAGGTGAGACTAAAGCTGATGGATCAGTTCAAGAAGATTTAGTTTTAATTGAATTCTCTTTTGAAGCTATTGATGGTGGCGGTAACGGAACTACAATGACTGAATCAGTACAAACTCCAGGATCAAGAGGTGTAGGTGATTATCACTATGTTCAAAAATTGGAAGATATTTCAAAAGGTGTTAACTATGGTTTTTACCACAGAGGTCACCTTCCAAATACTCCAGTTGACACTGCATTAGTAGGTGGTCAGTATGATATGTATCATATTGCAGCTACTAAAGATGGATCATCAAGTTCACAGATTAATGGTGTTGATAACATCATTGAAATAAATATTGCTTTAGATAATAGTACACCAGCTATAACACAAGCTTTTGAAAATAAGCTTAACAGTTATTTAGCAAGTGCTAATTTTTCACCAGTAATATTATAATTAACCTAAGAGTATTAATTTAATAAAAAAATAAAAAATGGCAATAACAAGAACATATATCGGTAGAGCAAAATATAAATTTTCTATCGATGGGGGTGCTGCTGATACAGCAATTACTCCTGCAAATAATTTTACATTACCAGTTGGTGCAATGGTTATCGGAGCATGGACTGATGTAAAAACAGCTTTAGGCACTGCTTCAGGCACTTGTAATGTAGCATTAGCAATTGGTGGTGTAACTATCAAATCTGCTACAGCAATGGATAACGCAGCTTACACTGGA